CGCGATCACCGAGGCTATGAATTTCTCGTTGGCTTTGACGCCAAGCGCCATGAATTGCGGGTTTTCGCAGGGTGCCGCGATTTCTCGGTCCCTGAGGCGCGCAAGCATTGGCGCAAAAACCCGGAAGCCTTGCGCCGCGTCAAGATGCTGGTAGAGGACTACAAAGAACAGGCCAAGCGACGCAAAGCTTGACTGTGCTTTGTGATGCCCAGGCGGAAACGCTTGGGCATTGCTAAACACAAGGGGAGATAGGACCATGCCTAAACTCTTGAACGAGCGCCAAGCGGCCGAGCGTAACACTTGGCAGTACAAGGCCGTGGAGGCGACAAGGGGCAATCAATCCCGGCTTGGCTGCATCTTGCTTGCGGTGCTGGGTAGGCCGGCGAAGCATCCCCCGCAATTCGGCTCTAGCGCCACTATCACCAGCGACGGCTTTGTGATGGCGGATTTTGTCGGGCGCGACGGGCGCGGGCATATGGGCGCCCGAGTCTGCGGCGCCGATGAGTTGCGCGACAATTTCCGGGGTCTAGCGGATCACCTAAAACTAGACGATGCCAACCGGGAAGCCATGTTCAAGGCGGTCCGGCAATGGATCGCGGTAGACTACCGCGCGAATAAGGAGGGGATATAATGACTTGGAGCATTCTTATCGGGCCGTATTACTTTCAGCGACAAGGGCCGGGGGATTGGAGCATATTCAAAATGAGCCCTCATTTTGGAACCGGCAATTCCGAGTTGATTGGTACCGGCTTTTGCTATCAAACTGCTAAAGCATGGTGCCGGAAAGCGAATAGGGGCAGGCTATAACCATGTATAGCCAGCACGTCCCCAGGATCAATGCCGCCGTGCGCTTATCCCTTCGCCTTGCGTAAGCTCGCGTGAGGTCTTACCCTTTTAACATCGGAGGTTTAGCGATGACCAAGAAACACTTTGAAGCCTTCGCCGTTCTCGTTCGCGCTTGGCCTTGGCCGGAACAACGGGCGCGGCTGGGCGCCGAATTGGCCGATTTATGCGCGGCGGTTAACCCGCGTTTTGATCGCACCCGGTTTCTGAAAGCCTGTGGGGTATCGTCGTGACCGGAAAATTTGGCGCGTGGCTGTGGCCGGACCACGTTATCTATAAGCGTGAAAGCCGACGCTTGCGCGAGGCGCATAATACCCTCTACAACAGCCACGTGGAATTGCTAACGGTTTGTCAGCGTGTGTTGCGCGGTGTCGCTTGGAGCATCCCGGCGGATCGCATGGAACACACTGAAGTCATCGCCGAATTGCGGCGCGGGATTTATAAGACATTGGAGGGAACGCCATGACTCCACAGGATTGGAACCGGCTCCTAGCATCCGCCGTGCCCTGGCAGGAAGCCTATGCGGTAGTCGAACGCGAGACGCGGCTGTATCTCGCGGCGCAAGATGCCACCAAGACAACGGCGGGCGTCGTGGAAGCCCTTTACCCTATTT